ACCCACGTATCTAGCTTGGAAGGCTAGTGTTCTACCATTGAACTACACCCGCATATCATCATAATTAAATTATATTCAATTATAAAATGCCTAGAACCGGAATTGAACCAGTGACACGAGGATTTTCAGTCCTCTGCTCTACCGACTGAGAACCTTAACCCCGAAAGTCCGATAACTACTTAGGCAATCATATACTTTCGTATAACTTTTTTATTCTTTGTTCGTGGGATTTGCCTTACGAACAAGTAAGATATTATCACAGATGTTATTTTATGTCAACCCCTTATTTTTATTTTTTCTAAAGTTTATAAATTCCTTGTATACATCAATGAGAAACAAGAATAATCATCATCTGGCTCAGGAATGGCTGCAATCTTATCCTTGACCTGTTGTATTCTTGCTTCTAAGAACTCATACGCTTGTCCGATATTAGAGAACTCTGTACTAATACCTGTCATTAGGTCTATGTCGTTGGTAACGGCTTCGAGTACATCAATCACTGTGAAGAGTAAATTCTTCTGCATATCGGCTTTTACATATTCATCTGATGGAGTAAGTGAGTTCTCCGCAAGGAACTGGATATACTGCTCATCCGTAAAATATGCTTGGTTTGATAATTCCATCTTTAATCTATCTAATACTTTCATGTGTGTCTCCTTTCCTTATTATAATGCAATAAAAAAGGACTACGGCATTTTACCGTAGACCTCTCTTAATTAATTTGTTATTTATTTCTGAGTTTGTCTATTTCTTGTTCTATATTCCTTATTTCTCTCTCCATTGCATTTATTTCTGTTGTTTTTTCAGATATTGATTTCTCGTAAACTTGTATTTTATCAGTAACCTCTTGAAGTTCACCTTTTAATTTATCAATTTCTGGCTTTATTGTAATAATTTCTTCTTCTGCTTTTTTCTTTCCAAAAATCTTCTTTCCTAATTTTTCAATACGGCTCTGTTTTTCATCAATATCCTTTTTAATATCATCACTCTTATTATCAAATGGATGTTTTTCTGTTTCAATTGACACCTTTTCTTTTGTTATTTCAGAAATTTTCTTCCTAATTTCAGAAATTTCTTCCTGTTTTTTCTTTGTTTCAGCAAGTTCTTTTGGATGAGATTCCCAGTATTTATTATCAGCAATTTCCTGCTCTTTTTTTCTCATCTCGTCTCTTTGTGTATCTCGTTTGTTCAGAAAATTTCTCTTATACTGTGCTCCATTATGATTTTTCTCCCAATCATCTAACGCTAGATTCCAACCATGCTCATCCAACGTATCAACCATTGATATTGGTAGCCCTTTTAATATGATATTATAATTATCCCAATTAGTGTTAATAAAACTCTCTCCAGGACTTGCAAAAAAATCTGTATATCTCTTTATGCACTTAGTCCACATATCATTAAATGCTTGTGCCAGTTGTTTTGTTAAATTTTTATACTCCATGTTATCATAAATAACTTTTTCATCTAATGCATCTTTTATCCTAGAACTATGCAATCCTTGTAATCCTGCGATTGCTTTATAAACATAATCTTGATTTATCATCTGATCTAAGAATGTCGCAGCATTTAATTGTCCACGCTGAACCAATCCACTTCCCATATCAAATAATTCCTTATATCCAGAATAATTAGCAAATAACTTTTCACCTTCTCTACACATTCTTGTTGCCATTTGCAATACATAAGTATATACTTCTCTTTCAACAATATCCTTATCTTCCTCTGTAACTGTATTAAGAATATCCTTGATTAAATCTACAAGTTCTAAACATAATTTATCCTGTTTAACAGTTATCTGTCCAGAACGCTCGCCATCTTCCCTCAAATATTCCCAAGAAATTGTCTGAGCATCTATTACAAGATTATATTTTTTCATCTGCTCTAATTTCGTTTGAATACTATTTCCCGATGATATTATCCCCTCAAATTTTGTTCCACACTTTTGACAGAACATCATATCATCATCCATTGGATTTCCACATTTAGCACAATATTTCATAAGCCGTCCCTCCTACAATTTGAATTTGTAGCCACAATTCAGACAAGTCACTACCGTTTTGTTTGCTCCTATTCCACCTGCTAGTAAACCAACACCACCAAGTAATACAGCACCTGCTACCGCCTTCCCAACTCCAAATCCTTGTTTTCCACCAGATAATGATGTTGATCCACATTTAGGACATTTGGCTTGTGCATCAAACTGTCTACGTTGTTCTTCCAGTTGTCTTTGTTGCTGAATAATTTGTGCTTGCTGTAATCTAATCGAATCAGATGGCATGTCTAAACCATTCTTATACGACATTATATCCGTATCAGAGGATGGTAATATTTCAGTTGAAGTTGTCTCTTTTACAAATGACTTACCACAATATCCACAAAATGTACTTTCAATACTATTTGGCTTTCCACAATAAGGACAATATTGTATCTGCTGGACTTGTTCTTCCTGTTTATGTAATGGATAACCGCAATGAATACAAGCAGGGGCTTTATCTGAAACTTTACCACCACATTCCGGGCATTCAATTAGTGCCATAGAATCACCTTCTCCACTTCATTTTCTTACATTATACCTCATATCTTGACGCTTTACCATCAAATATTACAGCAAAATGCACAATACTACTTTATCATACTTTATCCTACTTTTCAATATCAAGTATGACTTGGTGGTATATTATCAGAGAGGTAGGTGATTGAATGAAACCATTGAAGAATAAAGTGAGTATTACCCTTGATGAAGATGTCATAGAGAAGATCAAACAACTGGCAGAGAGTGATGATAGGTCATTCAGTCAGTATATAAATATGGTATTGAAGGAACATTTGAATAAGATTGATAATGATGGGGCTGCTGAATAAGGCAGTCCTTTTTATTTTGGAAGTGCATTGTGTGCATATCTGAATAGGGTTTTCAGAAATCTGAAAATGCTATTAGTCCACAGTGGTACAACGCAATTTTACGCTCTACCCTGAAATGGGGTAACGGTTTGTTAGGTTCATTTGAACCCTGCCAAAATTAGTCAGAATCAAGGTACGGTAAATTTACCACAAGTTGATTTTCCTAATGTGGAACAGTTTCACTTAGGGGAATTTCCCCTTTAGGTGTATAACGAATCGTTACACAGTTAATGTGTACCCTAAAAATTGCTCTGTGGGGATTTTTCTGATTAAGGAAAAAATTTTGAGAAGTCAAGGGGTAACGCCAAAAATTCACAAAAATTTAACATTTGAATTATCTGACAATTATCCGAATTGTTTCTAAGTTTTCTCAGAAATTCTCAAAACTCTCAAAAATTTTCAAGGTTTCTGTTTTGTCATATTGCACAAATATCCCCTTGCATTTTCTCCGTATTGCACAATGAACACTCGTTTACCCTTTTGTACATATTGCACAATGGTTTCTCACAGTCCATTTTTGGTCACTGAATACCCACATCTGGTCACATTTTACCCCAAAATCGTTCGTGAGATTAGAAGTCCTACGAACATCATCTAATGAAATCGAGATTTCTTCTGATTATATCCCCATCTGATACCCATAATCTCACGGAAAAATGTAGAAATACCGTAGCACCAGTTTGGAACAGTGTACAATACTACACTATTATCCACTCTTTTCTGCCTGATGGATATGGAATTGTGTCTGATGTATCTACAATTCAGATTACTTTAGCACAGTACAGTGTCATATCGCAAATCAGACCGAATTTATTGTTGGATTTGTCAATTTGTCCAGTTTTGATGCGTTTAGCCACTAAACCTAGTGGTCTGTAAAGCAAAATGCGTCTATATATAGTGTGCATATTTATGTTGAAATACCACATATAGACGCTAATTTTACTTCACTCGTGAAACATTCCGTGAAACATTTATTTAATCTCTACTTCTTTACTAGGATTATCAACCTTCTGTGAAACATTTTGTGAAACATTTTCACCACTCAAACGCTTCTTTTCGACCTCTACATCACTGACATATTCGGTCTTTTCCATAATTGTTTCCTTTGAGATTGCTCCCATCTCTTGAAGTGCTTTCAGATTAGCAATCATTTCAGTAGATGCAACAGGCATAGCCACATTGTAAATGACTTCTACATCACTATCCACCTTAATTCCCTGCATACCAAGTATCTTTTTGAACATCTCAAATCGTTTCTGGAATCCAATATTGAGCCATTTCTTATTCTCATCAGCATACACACTTGCCATCATCAGTAAGATTTGCATACTAACTTCTGAGATATTCGCAATATTAGTGCTAGAACCTAATACAGATGGCATACAAGCCACATCATTAAGGAACTGCTTCATATTATCCAGATACAACTTGATTGAGTTATAATCCAATGAGCAATTAGCATACTTGAAATCTCCCACATCAAGGTTCATTACATAACCAACTGCATCCGCAGGAATAGAACTCTCTATACGCTGTCCAATAGCCACAGGCATAGGATTCATTACATTCACATAGATACTGTCACTCATCTTAGCCATAACATCTTCTAATGCGTCCATAATCGGCTTAATATCATTCAGTAAAGCCACACCGAAGTTATAATCCTCATCATTGAAATTATGATAATGGATAGGCAGACCAACACTGTTATCTGTTGATGTTAAACGCATTTCTCCACCATCATTGTCCCAATGTTCAACATAGGTAGGATAATATACATTCCAGAATGAAATAGCCGTATATGCGTCTGTCCAATGCTCTATAAAGGCAATATACTCACCCATATCGTCATATACAGGATAACTGCAAGCATTATCAAGCACCTTACTCTTAATCGTTCCATTGTCCACATAGATTGCTTCATATGCATCACCAAACTTATTTACACGGTCTATAATCTCATAATCAACAGTAGCATACTGTCCTAACTTATAGATGTCATTAAATGTATTCAGCGTATGTTCATCATTGCAGGATAAAGCAGTCGGATGTCCTAATAAAAACGTATTATGGAACTTAATAACGGTCTTAGCATAGTTAATCACTGTTTTATTAACAACTAATGTCTTGCCCTTATATTGGCTGTCCTGACGCAATAAAACCTTATGTCTGCCACTTAAATAATCTCTATTGGCAATAACATTACTTATCCTCTGTGCATGGCTGCCCTGAATGATTTCCTCTTCAAACCACTTAGGATCATTGCCATATTGTTTCTCAATATAATAATCTAATCTGTCCATTGTCTCTCCTTTCTAAAACGGATACCAGAAAGCAGATTTCATTCCTGCAATACATAACCAACAAGCACTCACAAGGTCGTCATGTGAACCCACAACGGCATTAAATGCTCCGTTATCCTCTGCAACGAATGTTTTCATCTCTTCCAGTAAATCATTGCTCTGTATGTCAATCAGCCCCTTATCGAACCACTCACGCATATCATTGACCGCAATACTCTTGGTCTTGTTGTTGGTATCAAATCCAACCTTCCAAATGGTTCTCTTGAACTCGTCATAGCACTTATATTTGTACATATTCATATATTTCTTGTCATATCTTAATCTCTCAATACAACTGTGACCGCCTGATGCTTTCTCCACCACGAGCAATCCTTTATTGTACCATCTACCCATTGCATCAATTATATCCGCAAATTCGTATGGCTTTACCTTATTGGACTTGAACTCCGCAACCTGTACACCATCCTTATCCGATACATAAATGGTAGAACTATCTCTCTTACCGCCAAGACCTTCAGCAACATCACAGCCGAGGACATAGCGTATTCCCTTTTGGGGAATCTGCCACACCTTCAGATTGCGATTAGATACATGAGGTCGTAATACTTGTGGAATCCCAACTATCTTATCAAGTGATAATGGCTTGATGTTCTGCTGCACTATTGCTTGCTGTAATCTGATAACCTTATTGTTGTCAAATACACTTGAACCGCTTACAATACAACTCTCTTCAAATGTGCTTGGAAATTCTTCATGGAAAGCATCTAATGATGATTCAGATATTTTTCCTCTTCTCCATACTGCCTGTTCAGGTGTCATACCCAACTTGGCAAGAGATTTTTCTTCCTCATCATACTCATCTTCTGTGAGCATCTTACCGTTGTGTCTCGCTTTCCACGACTTGACCGCCAACTTGTACTGAGGTTCAAATAATGTTCGTCCATTTATCCAATTAAAAAAGAATGGCTTGAAATCATTCTCACCATTCCTTGCTTGCATATATGTACTTGTGAAGGAGTTGAAGCCCTTTGTCGTACTTTCAATTATGCAGGTCGCAGATTCGGTTACTGCTTGCATAAGTGACTGCATCTGTCCTTCCTGATTCTTCCACATTGCATACTCAGACATATGCAAAACTCCGTTAATTGTGTCGCCACGGCACAAATCTTTGTTACCTGCTGTCTGACATGATATTCTGCTACCATTCACAAAAGATAATTCCTGTCTGTTATTGGTCAACAATTCTGGTCTTATACAATCAGGAAGAGAATAGAACATTTGCTTCAACTTGCCGAATACTTTATTGGTACTCTCCTGAGAGTGTGATATAAGTACACAGGTTGTATTGGGATGACACACACATCTTCTGATGGAAATGCCAGCACAACATACACTCAAACCCAATTGTCTGCTTTTTGAAATCACATTCTTATGAGCCAGTCCGTTAATAAATGCTTTCTGCTCAGGTGTTAATTTGAACGGAACTGTTTTACCAGATTTATCAATAATCTTGACAAAGGTTTCAATCCACTCAATCTCGTGTTCGTCCTGCCACAGCCAGTTTAACTTCTTGGCATTGGCTAAACTAATCTCCATTGATCGTCACCCCCTCAAGCAATCTGTCAATCTCACTCTCTGTATTCTTGTCTACGCTCATCTTGTCCAGAATCTTATCCATTTCATCAACATACTTTGCACTGTTCACGTCACCAGATAATGCTTTCTTATTCATCTCTTGATAACGCTTCATAAAGTTGTATCTCTTCATATACTGCAAATAGATAATCATTGCTTTCTGAACATCATCACGAATGAGCCAGTTCTGCTCCGCAAAATCTTCTGTTTTATTCTCACCGCTTTTACTTCTAAAGTTAGCATCAGATTTACAAAGTTCTTCCCAACTGATTCTTTTATTCTGATCAGAGTAATACCAACAAAGATATGACGCAAGATAGTTAGGAACAACCTCTGTTAATGCTTGCATAATTGTCTTTTCCTTAGTCATTAGTATTCACCTTCCTTTAATCCAATCCCACTTGCAATCATTTCACGTTCAGTTCTGAGTTCATAATCCATGCGTTTAATCAATTCCTGCTCTCTTAATTTCAAGAGAGATAAATAATTCTTTGCTTTATCCAACTCAGCATTATCAATAGATTCTGCAACCTTGTTGTATGCTTTCATATAATCCTTTGTGTCCACGAAATAAGTTAATTCTTCAAATGTTTTCATTTTATGTCCTCACTTTCTAAGTTAATCTGTTCCACATAAGAGTGGAAATCCACTCGCCAATTTTGGCGAACCAAAAAGGATGTCGGCATTACCGACACCCCAACTGGTTACGCTACCACATCAGATGCAGTAGGCATTTCTAATATTTCTTCAACTGTATAGCCGTTTTCGATAGCATCAATCTCACCCCAAACATCTTCATCTGAGTTTCCATCTTGGGAATCCTCATTGAGATAAGTGAACTGCTCAAAGATAAGTGTGTCTCTAATCTGGGACTGTAAATTCTTAACATAATCCTTGTCAGATGATGACATATATTCCTGTGACTGCTTCTTATCTATCTCATCAATAACGGTCTTATTCTTATTGGTTACATATTTGTACACCTTGCGGATTGTATCTTCATCATATGAATCTCCATATCCTTCACAGATACGATTATAAATCTGAGCCAATCGTCTGTTATTATCTGCCTGTTCCTTATTCTTCTTGGTTCTGACAATTCTATGCTTATATCCCATCTTATTCTCAAAGTCAGATGCATACATTTCACATAAATCTTTGTCCTCATAACGACTGTAGCAGTTGGTAATCTGTCTTAAAGAATCATCCTCTTTAATCTTGTCGTTACTTCTATAAATGTATATCATCTTCATCTCATCCTCTAAGACCACATTGTATCTCTGACAAGTTCGCCCGGATATTCCGGCAAGACCGCCAACATAATCCTGTGTCATGTGACCAATCTTACCTTGAAGATTAGGCATACCATCCTTACATTTCATATTGGCAGACCAATCAAACGAACTGACAAGAGCCACATAATATTTCAGGATGGATATTTTCTTCTTCATATCTGCATCATGTGTCAAAATCCTCTCAACCTCATCAGATGATACCATGACAAAATGCTGTCCTTCCTTTGAAGTATCAAAGTATAAATTCTTTATATCCAATACGAACTCAATTCCTTTACCAAATGACTGCACTATCTTAATCCTGTCCACGGCATCAAGTTCGTATATTCCACGCTGCAATGCATCCGTAAATGCTTTAGGATATTTCTCACTTACACCAACAAGTGTATAAGCCATTCTGTTGATAGATACACAGTCCTCTGTAATCTCCAATGACTTCAAGAAGATATTCTCATCCATCATCTTTCTCAGTGCTATGTATGCAAGCACTCCATCAGGTGTTAATGTGTTTCCTGTAACCAAATTTTCTTCTAAAAATAATCTCATTTTTTATGCTCCTTTTTATGTGTTTTTCTAGGGCGACAACTATGCCCCTTTTATGTGTATGGTTGTCCAAATCTACTGACAACAGGACAGATAAAATGGCATCATCTGTGACACATATTATTAGTAGATAAGGAATTAGTAGTAGATAAGTGATAGGACTCGTTTGCACGAGTTCCCATCTCTGATTTTATTATTTTGTTTTCTTAATCTTGTCTAAAATTCCATCTGCATATTCAAATACAAATACGCTTCTCTTTCCATCTGAATCTGTTTTGTCGGGTTTAATATCAACCACCTTAAATCCATCCTTTAATAACTCTCTCGCCTTGTTAGCAGTAAAGATAATAATTGTGTTCTTTTCCATTTGTAATATTCTCCTTTTGAATTTTCTTTTTTCTGTTGGTGCGTACCTTCTGGTACGAGTTCATAATCATAAGTTCTTCATCTGATAAATTGTCCTCTGTGGACAACTGCATTTCTAATAAATATTCGTTCATCTTTCTGTGTCCTTTCTTTTGTTATAGGGTGACTGTAATGTAGCCACCCTTTATATATTCTCTATTCAATTTTCAATTAAGCCGTCTTTTTCAAAACGGAATACTTTGCTACATTTCTGAATGTAAAAGCCAGTGTGACCAATCCTCTCTCTAAATCTTTTATGGATTTCACACCGCACATATTGACCTGTTTCTGTTCAAAACTTCTCCAATGGTCATATTGTTTTGTTGGAAGAGATATATCTATTCCCAACTTCTCACTGATTGTGGCGACATCTAACTTTGATTCAATCTGTTTTGTCTCGCTGTTGTATCTAATCTTCTGAGACAGTCCATACTTGTCCATTAACTGATAAAATTCTTTAATGTCGTGACGCTTCTCTACCTCATATAATTCTGGTAAATCCAATACATCACAAAGAAAGAATCTGTTTCTCTCTTTGAATGTGCTTGAATAAAATCCTTTGAATGTGCTGTCGATACAAAGCAGCATCATCTTTCCTTCTTCTGTTTTTGGTAATGGGATATTGTATAAAGACCAAACAAGTAGAGCAGTTGATCCTGCATACTTATTTGTATAGCCATAATTAGATACGCTTGCTAAGATATTAGGATTGATACAACGAGGATTTACATGGTCGTCTATATCTTTCCTGCTGATATGATTGTCAAATGCCATTTCATTTCTACAAAACGCTACATCACACCATACTCTTGTGCGTGATTTATTTTCCTTGAAATAAGTATCTGGACTTGCATAGATATTATCGAAATCATAGAAGTATTCTACATTCCAGTTTGGGTGTACACTCTGTACAACTGCAACTGTTGTGAGTGAATCAATATCATCACTCAATACTAAATCAAATTTTTCATTACTCTTATACCACTCAGGTACTTTACTTAAATATTCCACGTTCATTACGTTCACCATCTGGGCGAAATAATTCGCTCAGACAGTTAATCATAATGAAGATGAAATACTTGCGTTCTTTCTGCAAATTATTTCACCTTGCCTTTCTCTCTGATTTTGAGTTCTTCCTTTATTTTATAGTCGCCATGTCCTATTCATACATTTCCGACTTTTGTTCTTGTGATTTTTCGCACAGATTTGTGCGTAAGATTATTTATGATTTTTATAGAAATCCATTACCTTAGAATATAGGTCTGGATATATTTTGATTTGTTCTTTCTCCCAACGACAGATAGTTGACTTGTTACATTCCGCATAATCGGCTACCACTTGTTGAGAGATTTCTAAACTTCTTCGCCATTTGCGAAATTCTTTTCCTGTCATTGTGTTCTCCCTTACATATTATGGTCTGATAAATCGTACCAAGCCCAGTCCATAATCTCTTCTGGAATCCATTCATCTCCATCAAGCCATGCCTGTGCAAGTTCTTCTGCGTACTCATAAGCGTTCTCTTCTACAGTGTCCCAATCAATGAGAAGTTCTACATCTATTTCTTCTCCGAACATTGCAAGAACCTCTACTTCTTCTTCTGCACGTTCTCTTTCTTCACGGTATGCTTGCGTGTATGGATTAGAATATCCATCTAGGGATTGATAGTGGCAACCTTCATCAGCAAGTCCCCACTCTTCAATCATATCGTCTACAGAAGAATGAGCATCTACAATTGAATTAAATCTATCAAGTCCCCAACCACCACCATCATATGATTGTCCACCTGCTTCACGATAAGCACCAAGAAATGATGCGGAAGTTGCAGCAGACCTAATGGACTTACCGCCAAATATTCTACTGAACAGTCCCATTAGTCGTCACCTGACTTCTTCTTTTTACTGGTCTGATTTGGTCTTGGTTCTTTTGGCAGTGGCTTTCCAATGCCATAGATGCAGTTGATAAAAGCATTATATGTTTCCTCTGATAATCTTTCTTCATTCTGTTCAACCATAATGATATATCTTCTTGATACATTGCACCAATCAGCGACTTGCTGTTGTGTCTTACCATTATAATATCTCAGGAATTTTAACTGTTCTCCACTAAGCATTTTATCCCTCACTTTCTACAAAAAATGGGACGACCTATACACATATAAGTCACCCCATAATTATTCAAATTATTCCCAATGAAACTTTACTTTCTTTTGGTTTTCTTTTTATGTGTATTTTATTTACCTGTAGGTAATACTGTCTTAGCAACAACGATTGCTGTATCATCAGTTAATGACATTGCATAGAACTGAGATAAGTAAATAGTTGTCTGTCTGAGAGATGCATCCCTTGCAGTTTCAGCGAATGGATTCTCTTTTGGAATATAAGAGATAGCGTTCTTCTTCATTACAAGGATAAATCCCTCTGTGTTTGTTGTATCATAGAGACGATCAGATAATACAACTGGAATGTCAAGGAAGTAGCCGATCACACCATTAACTGCAATACCGTTACCATCCTTTGTCATTGTTCTCTCACGAGAAGTGAACATATCCATCTTGTAGAAAGATGGTGCAAAGAGAGATGAGATAACGATAGCATCAAAATCTGCACTGTCTCTGTCGTCACCATAAAGTCCGAGAATAGCAATCATCTCGTCCTGTGTAACAGTGTTCTTAGCACCTAACTTATATTTAAGTGGGGACTTTAATGCCTCTGCAATAGCATCAGTATCATATTTTCTACCCACTGCGATTGCCTGCTGCTCTGCTGCTTCATTGATAGCATTTCCAAGTTCCACCTCAGAATCATAATCTGCAACTTTTACGGCTGGTGCCTGGATTGCTTTGATTGTTGCAGTTGTAGATGTCTGCTTCATCTGTGTTACATCCATAGGAGTATTGATGTCCCAATCCTTAGCATCTCCGATATAACCCCACTTAGGCATAGTTAATGTCTCACCGACTTTGCCGTGGAGTTCTCCAAGATTAACAAGGAACTGTGCTACCTTGCATTTGCCTGTAATCTTTTCTCTTACGAGAGCAGAATATACATCAGGCACAATAACATTAGTGTTAATTGTACTCATAAATTTTCACCATTTTAACCTTTCATATTTTCTTTAATTTCCGATACATCTGACTTAATCTCTTCAAGGTCAGATTTGTATGTATTCAATACCGTCACAAACTCAGCGTTTGTCTTTGATAATCTTTCATTGGTTTCCTGTGCATTAGCCAGAACAGTGTAAAGTTTTTCCTCACGCTTCTCTGACTGTGCTGTGAACTTCTCAAACGCTTTATAGATAAACCATCCTAAAGCAAGCACACAGACAATAGGAAAGCCAACAGAAGTAATCAATGTTTGAATTGTATTTACGTCCATTAGACCACCTTTCCCATTGATAAGTGGTCATCACCACCTACTTATTCAATGCTTGATAAAGTGTAGGATTTTCTGCAAAAAGTTTTGCTCTCTCCGCATATCCCATCTTCTTAAAATCTTCCCTTGTAATTCCTTTTGAGGTCTGGTGATTTGATGGCTTATTTGATCCGTTGAGAAAGTAGTTACCGAACAATGCACCTACCTCTTCTATGGTCTTATCCATATCCTCACCGACATTAAGATACTTTGCTAATCCTTCAGGAAGTTCTTTCTCTTTTAATTTGCTTGCAAGCGTCATTGACTTCTCTTTATTAGCAAGGTCTTTCTCTCTACTTTCGAGAGCAGAAATTCTTTCCTCTAATGCTTTCTCTGCATCAGATTTCTCAACTGGCTTTAATCTTGCAATCTCATCATTAGCAGTTTTAAGTTTCGCACTGTAATCGAAACGAACCTTATCTGTTTCACTCTGAACATATTTAGATACAAGAGCCATCTGCTCATCTGTTAAATTCAATTCTTTAATATCCATCTTTTAATCCTTTCTTGTTGCAGTCGGTACGCCCTAAGTTAAATTTAGTTCGTTGGGCTGCCCCATAAAAACTTTTGATATATTTTAACGTGCCGTTTTTTCGACCGTTATAAACTGGAGGAGGAAGGGACGATAGAACACCGTCCCATAAATAAATGATTACTATGTTAGATACTAGAAATTTTGTTGCATAAAAAATTTAGAAAATCGTTGACATTGACTTTCTACCCTGCTATAATAGCATTTGTAAAAGTTTCTTATGCTTTTCCATAGGAAAGAAATTTAGTGACAAGAACACCAATGTATTCACAGGATTGTTGGTGTGTTTTTTATACCCAAAACGCAAAAAATAAAAGGAAGTGGTTTTTATGCCACTTCCGATTTTTTATGCTTTATTCCGTATATCTCAATGTCTCCTGCTGCATCTTCTATAAGTGTTGGTGTTGTATCATCTGTCTTAACCAGTTTCTTCAATGTAGATGATTTCAGTTCCAATAATCCCTGTAAGATATAGTCCTCATATTTCTCTGCATCCTCGCTTGTAAGCAATGTGTAGAGTGTTGCTTGGTTCATCTTTATCTCTGCCAAATCTTCCAAGAAGTTTTCAATGGTCTGCTTTCTCATGCGGTTGTATTCACTCTTACCCAACTGAGTTTTCTCAACTCCTAATTTCTTATCGTCTTTGGCTCTTTGCTTGCAGAGTTCCAAGACCGCTTTAATCTTATCTTTGTCAACATCTCTTGATTTAATATCTGGCTTTCTCAGGATTTTATGCAGTGCCTTTTCTGTACCCTCAACTGTCATTGTCTTGTATGCTATCTCGTCCCCAATCATATCAAGTGTTGTATTATAGAAGATATATGTCTTTTTGCTGTCGTAATTTCCTTTTTTACCAAGTTCCTTAAAGAACATCGGATAACCGATTTTGCCATCTTCTTTGCTTTTGTATCGTTCTCTGATTTCTTTCAACTCATTTTTGTTATCTACAATCAGTGTTTTCTTTGCCTTATCAATTTCAAGTCCTGACATTATAGATAACTGACATACATCCTTATACAATCTATCAATATAACTTTGATTCGGTTCTTCTTTATTCATCTCGTGCCACAATTTTGAGTTCAAGACCTGTGAGAGATTAACAATCTGACCTATAAGATTTTCACTGCTTTCGTAATCCAATTTTGCAAGATTCTTTGCCGTGTATTCCTCTTCCTTCGGATCAGGTTCAATATCTGTTGTCGGAACTAAGAACTTATCATAATTCTTAACGGCTGCATCAATCATTATATCGTTGTCAACAATCATCATCTGGTCACTGTCGAAGTCCATTGAATTTGCTCTCTGTAAAACATTCTCACCTACTGAATTGATTACTATAATGTTGTCTGTCATATTGATGTAGGTTGTAACCAAATGGTTCTCAGTGTTCTGTGGGAGATAAATGTTCCCCATTGTGATATGTGGACTTCTGCAAGCAAGTAACTGTTTCTGTGGGAACGCTGTTGATATAATGTTTCCTTTACCAACTATTGTTGTCTCTGGCTCGTACTTTCCGATTGACTCCTGAAGCATTTCGATTGGATTTCCTAAGACCGTTGAGTAGTTACCATTGACAAGAATCCTTCCGCACTTAATATCTGCTCTGATACTCTCAATTACATTCTTCGCAAGATGTTTGTAAAGTTTTGTGTCCTTGAAGGACATATTCAGTTTCATCATTCTGTAAATTACATCTGCTTTTACATTCATCATTAAGTCGCTGTCCTCATCATCTGAGGTTGCTTCGCAATAGTGATACATTGCAAGTGGATCTTTCCTGAGCAGTTCGATATAATCTAATGTCTGTTGTAATAATTCTGTGATTTTATTCTTTGTAATCTGTAAGGTGTTTAAAATCTGATAGTGTGTTCTTACTAACTTACCGCCAAAGTATTTGGTCGGCTTTTCATATTTTACTATTCCAAATGGGATATTTTTCTTAGAAATTTGTTTCAACCAATCATAGAACCAACTCTCGGTATCTCCGAATTTACAATATTTAATACTGCTTCGAGTAGTAATAAATTTGATGTCCTCGATTCTCTTTGCTATTGTAATTCCGTTTAACTGGGAAACATCTGTGATGTGGTTATCTTTGAACCACTGCTGAATATTGCTGTTAAAGCAACAAGATTTGAAGAATTTGTGACGAAGAAGTAACATTCCTTTGTCTTGGTAGTCACCCATCAGAGATTTATCAATCAGTGATTGTCCATCCCATATTTTGTTTTCAATCGTCATTTCTTTTTCTTCTGTGAAGAGTTTCTTATCTTTAAGTCCCACATACATTACCTTATCTTTGAATACTGATTTTACATCCTTGATAAGAAGTATGTTCTCCGGGCGAATATCTAAGTTTGCTGTTTTATGTGATAACAACAATGCTCTGTACGCTTCAAATGATGCAAGATTGATTCTTCTCTTCTTAGGATTGATACCGCAATCCGTAAACAGGTTCATTGGGTGAACCAGTTCCTTGTTGATGAAGAAACATTTACCTTGTCTTGAAGCACTTCCTGATCGACACCATCTAACATATTCAATATCGTCAATCTTGAAAGAGAAATCTTCCTTATCATATATCATATATCTGATGGTTTCTTTTGTCTTTCCGTCTACCCTGTACTTCTTGACCTTGCCCTTATCATCCTTATCATCTTTAAGTGTACTTCTAAATGAAGAATATTTGAATGTTAAGTATACTACTTGGTCTGTTGCTAACTTTCTTCTGACATTGAAAAATGCTGTCTTTGTCATTCGTCTGTCTGCAATCACTCGACCTAATTCATCCAGTGCCATACTGCTATCTAATTTCATTTTGAATAACTGGGGATTTCTCAGATGAAGAATTTCATCTTTTGATTCATCATAGTAATCGTAATAGGAAGATAATCCAGAAGGTACGATTTCTTTTGCAACCTTAATCTCTTTGCCCTTTTTGTTCTTTGTTGATTCTACCTCTACTCTAAATAAGTCGGTAGCATCAATGCTCATAATCTTCAAGCCATTATCTAATATCATTTATTTCCTCGCTTTCTGTGTATTTGGCTATCAGATTTATCCCTTACATAATATGTATCGGCACAAGTTATAAAAAACTTAACCCTTTTTTGTAAACTTTTTACAAAACTTATGTTCTCTACATAGATATTATATCATATTCTATGAAAATATCAAGTAAGAGATAAATCTTTTTCGCCAAGTTATAGGTTACTCACTTATCTCCAAATCTTTACTTGCCGTTATACCGTTGACTGTACACTTGATAGTGATTGTATGTGCAAGATAACTCGTTGCAGCAGAAGTCAACTTCATTCTCTTGCTATTAGTAGACGAACCCTTATACCAAACGACCATAGAATTATTTGTATATTCAGTTCCATCAATGAAGCAAGTCCATACAAAGTCAGCAGTTGTCATATCGGCAACGACTGTTTCTGTAATATCCTGTCCATTCTTATCAGTAAACAGACAAGTAAGTGTCTTATAAGAGCCACCAACCTTAATTGTATCTGTAGATGTTGATATGCTCGTTGTGTAATTGACTTTCGGTGTTGTATCTGCAATAGCCATAGTTGTTGTACAGGTAGCACCACCGCATGAAGCAACAATATCAACTGAACCTTCTTGAAGCATAGTCATAAGACCATTATCATCAACTGTAGCAATCTCAACATTAGAAGATTTATATGATATATGTGGATTCTCTACAACATCCCCATTGTCGGTCACGGAATAAGTCAACTGATATGTATTGCTCTCCTTCATATCAAATGAGGTTACACCAGTATATTCAATCTTATAGTTGCCAATCGGTGCTTGCGTCTGCTCCAAATACAGATAGAACAGATTATTATTCTTAAAGGTGTTTCCAACCTTATAATAGTTGCCAAATCCTCTAAACGAATCATTCACCTTTATATTCTCCACTGCACTGTTATAACCTGTGTACAACGCAACTGCACCATTCAACTGTGTAATAGTTCCATGAGCAACAGTCCATTTATCAGATACAACAACAAATGGAATACTGGCAGTACCCTTATCCGTCTTAACTTTATAGGTCATATCACTTCTGACTGCAATAGATGTAAAATATATATCACTCTCAATTCCGTCCTGAGAAGTTACAATATAATTTTCTCCATTCAATACAAAGATAGTTCCAATATGAATAGGTGTACTCTGAGCATAGAAAAATCTAACCTTGCCCTGTGGTGTTGTACTACGCTGATTCCTGCGAAAGAATACATCATACTTGGTATCTGAATTGAAGAAATCTGTAACTGTGATTTTTTCTCTGTTCATGGTCATGTCAAACTGTTTCTGAGTACGACCAAATACATTCGCATAATTCATGTATCTCTCCTTTCCAAAACAAAACAATAATAAATCCAAAGAATAACATCTCGTTGAAAACGAGTGGTATCTCTTGTTTATTACTAATTCTTATCTACTAATAATAAGTGTCACAACCACCCCACTTTTATCCCTATCGTTGTCATTGATTTAGGACAACCTATGGGATTTTTCGGGGGTAGTTGTCACCCTAGAAAATCACTTCACTTTCTTGATTAGTTTGCTATCGTCAAACCATTTTAAGTTACCTTTGTTATCTAGTGATAATTCCATTCTCGTGCCATCATCAAATTCAATTACCTGTGATACTTTACCATCATTTGTTCTGATCCATCTCTTCATACTTACATCCTCACTTTCTGTTTCTGTACCATATTGTCTAATGGGTTAAATCTCTCAAAGTCCATCTGTAAGTCCTGACCGAACATTGCTACATATTCCTTTGTAACTGTCAAATCAGAATGACCTAATATCTTCTGTAGACGGAACATATCACCACCTGCAAGAATCCACTGCTTTGCAAAAGTATGTCTGAATAAATGGCAGGATGTTTTATTAACATTTCTCTTGATGTTATATCTCCTGACCAACTGCTGATATGTTCTCTCGATTGCTTTCTGACCATACTCATTACAGAACAGATAATCAGAACCCTCTCCACCACGCACAAGAAGATATTCCTGAAGAATTTCAGCAAGTGTGTTTGAGAGTGGTATAATCTGCTGTTTACGGTTCTTTGTCTTGCATAGGTTAATTGTTCCATCCTCAAAGTTTAAGTCGCTTATTCGGACATTCAGAGCCGTAGAGATACGATTACCAGTGGCAAGAAGATAGTTCTCAAATACCCATGTCTTATAGCAGGAAAATGTACAGTTATTGGTGTCTGGCTTAACAAGTAGACGCTGCAACTCTTCATCTGTATAGGTTTCCTTAATCTTCTTCTCTGCCTTGATAAGATGTATCTTAAAGGTTGGAATGTAATTGCAATCCATACAATAGTACAGAAATGCTCTTACAGACCGTAAATATGAATTGATGGTAATATCATTCGCTTCTGTATTCTCTCTGAGCCAAAGAATGTAATCGTCTATGGTATCAGATGTAATGGAAGATAATGATGTCTGTCCATTAAGAAACTCGTTGAAATGAACCATCTTTTTCTTGTAACTTTCAATGGATAATTCTGTCAGATTTTTGACACGACACTTACGAAGAAACAGTTCAAATGCTTCTTCAATAGTAGGAGTTGAAACTTTAGACATTGTAATTTTTTGCATATGGGATTACCTCACTTTCTGTGTTATAATCCCACGAACGAAAAAAAGAACCAATACTACGAAAGTATTGATTCTCTTGAAAAATGCCTAGAACCGGAATCGAACCAGTGACACGAGGATTTTCAGTCCTCTGCTCTAC